CGGTGTCGCAGGACTTCTCCAGGCTAGGTGGGACGAGAAGAAGCTGCGCCGGAGCATCGAACGAGAGCTGATCGGATAACCATGCCTTTACCGCTATCGGATTACCAGGAAGTCTCCCGTGATTTCCTACTAGAAGCGGACGGAGTAGCCGGGCTGTTCGACGAGCCCGGTGTCGGAAAGACGGCCCCCACTATCGTGGCAGCCTGGGAACGTCATGTCGAAACTGGACTACCTGCGCTCATCACCTGCCCAGCTTATCTCGTCGATAACTGGGCGTACGAGATCAGCCGATTCGCACCCGAAGACGCCACCATCACCCTCGCCAACGGAAACGGACCGGCCGCGAGGAATGCCGCGTTGGATGCGGAAACGGACTTCATCATCCACAGCTACGCCAACTGGAGCGCAAAGTCCCGAGGCGGAGCCTATACCTACGAGCAACTGCACCGACGCCCCTGGGCCGTCTCGGTTTTCGACGAGGGCCACCGGCTTCGTGGACGCAACTCGAACTGTACTAAGCATGTGTTCGAACTGCGGAAAGCACGCGGTGCTAACCTTGAAACGCCGATCTGGGCGCTCACGGGTACCCCGATTCTCAACAACCCAGGAGATCTCTTTCCACTGCTCCACCTGTGGAACAAGCGGGAGTTTCGATCATACTGGAATTTTGTCGGTGACTTTTGTCGAGTCACTAAGACGCCATGGGCTACCGAGGTGGGTCAGCTCCGGAAGGGAATGGAGGACGAGTTCCAAGAACTTGTCGCTTCGTTCGCACTGAGGCGCACGCTTGCCGACATCCCCTCTCTCGCTGGGCTGGAGCACATCGAGAAGGACTACTACGTACGCTTACCGGCCAGCGTTAACAAGTCGATTAACAAGGCCCGGGAGGAGTACGTTCTTGAGCACGAAGACCTGGAGCGTGCGGAGTTTGTTTCTGGTGGAGGTGCGTTATACAGCCGACTGCGCCAGCTTGCGACTGTACCTCCGACGGTCGAGAAGCCGAAGGTGGATTTTTGCCTGGAGTTCCTTGAAGATCGACCCGGACCAGTTGTGATCTACACCTGGTACAAGGACTCTGCGCGAGGCGTCGCTGACGGCTTGTCTAAGTCTCGTCGTCCAGTTACTGTAGTTACTGGCGACGTACCAACTGCCCGACGCGGAGAGTTAGTTGAAGCCTGGAAGCGCCAGAACAACGGCATCCTGGTGGCGACGATCTCCTCGCTGAAGGAAGGAATCTCGCTGATCCACGCCAAGGACGTGATCTTCCTTGAGCATTCGGAGTTACCGGCCGATCAGGATCAGTGCATCGCTCGTCTCAAGCGGCGCGGCCAGACTGAGTTAGTTCGGGTCCACCACGTGTGGGCCAGGAATACCCCGGACATGGCTATCAAGCGTCACCTGGGTGAGCGTCATACGGGCCTAAAGCAGGCCCTATCAAGCTGGCTGAGGGAGCCCCAGTGAAGGAATGGAAATACGCTGTCTGGTACCACAAGGACGGTAACCACATCGTTCTGTACCAGGAGCCTTTCTGGGTCTCCGCTGTTAAGCGGGCACTCGACGTCAAGCTGTTTTCGTATCTGGTCGGGTACGTACCTGGTGCCTATGGTCTCTTCTCCAAGCTGATCTTCTGGCTGGACGAGAAGGAAGACGTCATTCTCAAGATCCCTGCCACGGCAGAAATGCTTGAGAAGGTAGCCCCAGACGACGACTGGCTCTGGGGAGACGAGGAAGGGTCTGAAGATGCAGACTCTGTGGATGCTGGCTCTTGACAACGACCAGCACGTGAACGGTCCGGCAGTAGGTGGCGGGGGAATGCTCGTTGTCTGCGCGATTATCTGGCTGCTGCTTTTCGGTGGCGGAGGAAAGAAGAAGTGATGAAGGAACTCTTCAAGGGTGGGGTCGGCGTCGTGCTGGCCGTAGTTCTCGGTCTCGGTCTGGTGACCGGCCTGGGCATCTTCGCTGCTCACTACGACAACTGGTTCTCTGCCCAGACGGCAGAGCCGCGTGGGCAGAAGGCTGTTCGTGAGGACACGCAGGCGAACGGTGACTTCCGCCGGGCCGCGTACGAGGGCTTCTTCGAACTGTGCTCGTCGGCTCAGTCGACACAGGAGCAGATCGAGACGCTGAAGACCGAGAAGCAGACCGCCAGCGAGGACCGTAAGGCCAACCTGGACATCTCGATCTCGGCCCTGAACATGAAACTCTCGGAGGTCGTGAACGAGTACAACACCAAGGCGAACCAGTACACCCGTGGTCCGTTCCTGGACGCCAAGCTCCCTTACCCGCTCGACTCCAAGGTGGAAATCAAGTGCGTCTGAAGAAGTCTCACAAGAGTGCCCTGATCCTCGGTGCTGTTTCGGTTGCCACTCTCGGCACCATGGCCAGCACCTGTGGGGACGAGAGCACCCCGGCGTCCGGTCGTACTCAGGAATCCCGGAAGGTCGAGGGGAATTACGAGCGACTGGTGAAGAACCAGCCCGCTCACGAGGGGAATTACTCTCCGACCCGTGCGACCAAGAACTTCTGGATCGACACGTGGATGAAGGACCCCAAGAAGCTGTCCTACGTCTACATCCAGAACGCCAACGGTGAGTACGGCTACTTCGTGCTCCAGGGGCTCCCCGTAACCTACTGCGTGTCCCTGCTTCCGCCGGAGAAGTACAACCGCTACGACATGGGCGAGGACGGCTCTGCCGGTCTCCTGCTCAAGGCTCCGTCGATGGACGGTACGTACAGCTCCAACACCAACTGCTCGACCCTCTACGGCAAGGACGCGGTGACCGGCGCGTACGTCGAGTTCACTGTCGGCACCAACCAGTCGTACTTCCTGTACGACCGGCCGCTGAACCTGCCGCAGTTCAAGAACGCCAAGCCCATGGGTCCTTCTACGATCGAGGCGGCCAAGAACAAGTCATGAACCTGTGGCAGCTCGCGGCCGACGACACTTCCACCAGCGTGTCTGGTGGGGGTGCCGGTCTCATCATCCTCGTAGCAATCATCCTTCTCCTCGCCTCCGGTAGCGGCGGCAAGGACAAGTAACGCAGTTAGCTGATACAGTGGAGGCCGCCGGATTTCTCCGGCGGCCTTCGCTACACTAACTGGAGAGACATGGACGCTAAGGACTTCCTCAAGCAGCCAGCTATCCAGCGGTTGCTGAGGCACTGGGAGGAAAGGGAGGCCCGCCCTCGGGTGGCCTGCCCGGACTGCCAGTTCGAATACGTCGAAGAGGAAGGGCACGAATGTGGGCAGGGGCAAGTACCGGCCACATAAGCCGTTACCCTTTCGGATGCGATTGTGGATTCGGCAGAGGTACCGTTGCGGAATCTGTAAGAAGCAGATCCGTCAGCGGGAACTCTTCAAGGACCACATCAACCTGGACCACATCGTGGCAAAGTCCAAGGGTGGTACTCGTGACCCGGAGAACATGTCGGTAACCCACCAGGCATGTAACCAGGCGAAGGCGGACGACTGCCCCTGCAACTGGTACGGACCAGAGTACTGCACCACCGACATTCACGGTGGAGACGGTGACCGAAGGGTAACCTGAATGCACAACAGCATGATCGAGTTCTTATGGCGGCTGAAGGGTAGCCTTTGGCCGTTCAATGAAAGGCCGACGAAAGATGAGTACGGGATTATCCTGGCTACAGCCGTATCAACTCGCGCTGACTGCTCGCGCCGAAAAGTGGGGGCAGTCATCGTCGATGGCGAAGGCCGAATTGCCGGTAGTGGGTATAACGGCTCCTACCCTGATGGTCCTAGCTGTCTGGCTGGGGAGTGCCCTCGGGCTGCCTCTTGCGTGGAGCCTGGCAGCAGCTACGATACTGGGCCTGGTGCTTGTATCTCCGTTCATGCTGAGGCGAATGCTCTCCTCTACACTGATCGAGATAGGCGACACACGCTCTACTGCACCGATGAACCCTGCGGAGGATGTACTAAACTTCTTCGCGGATCAGGATTACGAAGGGTGGTCTGGCCTGATGGCGAACTTAACTTCCGATGAACTCGAATTCCTATCCGAGTTAGTCGGTGCGTATCTCGAAGACAACGACGATCTGAACCACACCGAGTTCGGTTTCGCGAAGTCTCTGCTCGACAAGATCGATGAGGAGCTGGCGTGACGGTCGAGAAGTACTTCAGCGTCTCGGACGTCCAGACGTTTCTCCAGTGCCGCGAGAAGTGGGACCTGTCATCCCCCAACCGCAAGAGCTACCGGCACCGCGCGACACCGCGCATGTACCTGACGCAGGGAACGGCCCTCCACCACGCTATCGAGGCGCAGGAGAGGTCCAGTGCCGGGTACTCCTCCGTAGGCCCTCTGAGGGCCGCTGAGGACTTCCTAGCCCAGGAGAGGCTGGACCGCATCGAGCAGATCAAGCGGGAGACCGGCTTCGAGCCGTGGCCGACCGAGATGCGCGAGTGGGATGAGAAGGCCGAGTTCACTCTGGCCCTCGTCAAGCAATATTTCGAGCACTACGGCACGGAGAATCCGCTAGCGGATCAGGCGCTGGAGTACCTGGCAACCGAGGTACCGTTCAAGATCGACATCTCAGAACTGACTGGGATCGCCGGGGCATTCTTCGTCGGCACGTTCGACGGAATTGCCAAGGACGGAATGGACAACCTGTGGCTGGTCGAGAACAAGACGTACCAGAGTCGTCCGGATCTCAAGGATCTACGGGTCCACTTCCAGACGACCGGCTACGCCGTGGCGTGGGAAATGCTGACAGGGATTCCTCTGACGGGCGCTCTCTACAACGGTGTTGCGAAGAAGCTGATCAAAGATCCGCGTACCCTCAAGAGTGGTGCGTTAAGTACGGATGTCAGCCAGCAGACCACCTTGGCACGATACATTTCTGCGATCAAACGGGTCGGTGGGAATGTCGCGGACCCCAAGTATGCAAAGATCCTGGAGAAGCTGGAGAACATCGAGCGGCAGGGTGACGATCGCTTCTTCTACAGGGAGTCCTTCTACTTCAACGAGTACCAGATCTCCAACTGGATTCGGGAGTTCAAGGACATCATTCACGAGATGAACGACGACCCACGCATCTACAGGACCGTTTCCTTCAAGGGCTGCGGACCGATGGGTGCAGACTGCTGGTGGCAGGACATCTGTTTCGCCAAGCACACCGGCCAGGACATCGACCTCACCCTTGAGCAGCGGTATGAGGTCGGCAGCTACGGCACGATCGAGGCGGTTGACGGCATTAGTGCTGTTAATGTAAGCTCGGTAGAAGACCTACGAGAGGCACTGAGGCACCATGGCTGACGAGCACGAGAACGAAGTACCCAAGGACTTAGGCGACTTCATCAAGAACGTCTTCGGTAGCGAGTCCGCCGCCGAGGAGTTCGCGCAGTCCCTCGAAGACCCCATGCTGGAAGCGTGGAAGGGCATCCACGAGATCTACACCGGTCTGCGGATGGGCGGCTTCACCGCTACCCAGGCGGACGGCGTCATGGGCGCGTACCTGTACCGTCTCGTCACGGGCCTCGGGGAGGGGCAGTAATGGCAGTACTCGGCGGATTACCGCAGTTCAAGAAGGCTGGCGACTTCGCTGGCAACACTGGAATGGACGCCGTCATCTTCGGCCCGCCCGGTATCGGTAAGACCAGCCTGCTGGCTACCGCACAGGACTCCGAGTTAGGTAAGGATCTCCTGTGGTTCGACATCGACGGCTCCGTGGTAACCCTTGAGGACCGCGACGACATTGCCATCTGGCCGAACCGCGAGGAACTTCCTGAGCCTACCTGGAACGACTTCCGCAAGGTAGTAGACGACCTGATTAAGGCCGTCAAGGCGGACCCGAAGAACTTCCCGTACAAGACGTGGTCGTTCGACTCCATCACCGCCATCTTCTACGACCTGATCATGCCGAAGGTCACCGGTTCGAAGGAGGCCCAGCCCCGCATCCAGGACTGGGGTACTGCGAACCGAATTCTCCTCAAGTTCATGGCCGACGTGAAGACGATGAATGCCTACGGCATCAACACCATCTTCGTCGGGCACGTCCAGGAGGAGAAGGAGATCATCGACGAGGACAAGGGTACGTACGTTACCCACATCAAGCTGGCTGGCAGCCCGCAGGGTCGAAACGAAATTCTCAGGACTGTCGGTACCGTCGGGTACTATGACTGGGATCGACGCTTCCAGAACCGGGAGCTGAAGTTCAAGCCTGAGAAGAAGGTCGACGCTCCGAAGTTCCGTCAGCCAAAGTCGGGTCCGCAGGTACCCGACAAGCTGGTCAATCCGACCATGGACGACCTGTTCAGGTACGCCCGAAGGGGTAAGTAGTGGAACTGTTATCCGCAATCCTGTTAGCTGTATGGCTAGGAGGAATCGCGTACACCATCTTCAGTGTGGTGCATTTCGTGAAGAAGGGTGAGGGTGAGCTTCACGAGAAGTTCACCGAGGCGCTGGAAGCCTACCCGATTCCACTGCTGGCCATCACGACTGTACTAACAGTCTTCTGGCCCGCTACACTCGTCTACAGCATCGCAACACGGAGGAAGTAACTCATGGGTATCAAGCGCATCGACTTCGGCAACGACGTCGAGGTCAGCAAGGGCGGCAAGGTCAAGGCGTTAGCCTCTTCCCCCTCTTCTGGCTGGTTAGCCGAGGTTCTGGAGGCCAAGTACATCACCTCCAAGAGCAGCGACAACGTCGGCATCGAGGTCGTCTACAAGGTGACCGACGAGGAGGCTGTCGACATCGACGGAACTTCCTTCACCGGCAAGAAGCAGTGGGACCGGATGTGGTTCGGCTCCGGCTCGCAGAAGATCAACAAGATCAAGCTGACCGCTCTCATCGGTGAGGACGAGACCAACGCGCTCGTCATCGAGTCCGAAGAGGACGTGAAGGATCTCGCTGAGCGTCTGCGTGACGAGTCCCGTGGCATGGAGGTGGCTCTGGTCACCGAGGCCAAGGAGGACAACTACGGTTCCGGTACCTACGACGACGGTACTCAGAAGTACAAGTCTGAGGTCAAGTTCGTGAACGAGGTGCGATGAGCAAGAAGACTCGCGCCCGCTCTAACAAGCGGGATGGTCTGGTCGCTGGAGCAGGCTGTGTCGGTCTACTCCTGGTGGTACTGGCCAACCTCGCCTGGGTGTCCCTCGTAGTGTGGGGCATCGTAGAACTGATCCTCTTCCTCAAGCGCAACTAGCGCTGTACACCGGATAGGGCCCGCCTTCGGGCGGGCCCTTTCTGTTAGGAGTACCAATGCCTTTCCGTAGCGGCGCACTGTACCGGGCCTTCCGAGACTTCGACTGCGAAGATTGTTTCGGGATGATCTGGGAAGGTGACGAATTCGGATACGTAGACGGTGAAAAGGTCTGCGAGAACTGCTGGGATGTCGCCGGAGACGATGACGGGTGGGATCTGTGAGGATCTGGACTTTCGATCCGGGTGCGGTAGCGACCGGTCTTGCGTGTGTTCGCTGGTACGGCCAGCCCGTATTCAGCCCGACGGATATGAACTGGTGGCAGGATACCGATATCGAGGAACTGTACGAAGAATTTCTCGACCAGGACCCTACGTGGCGAGACGTGATCCTCGTGGAGGACTATAGCCACGGAGGAGCCTTCACCCTGGAAGCTAAAAAGACTATCGAGGTAGTCGGCTTCCTAGTCCATCAGCTTCGTCGAGACGGCTACACAGTCATCCGCAGACACAAGGACAAGCGACTGTCCGGCCAGTCTGAGGCAGCCCGCCTGATGGACGGTACTGTGACTGTTCTCAAGAAGGACCCGGTCAGGAAAGACGCATTCAGCGCCCTGGCTCATTCCCTCACCTACACACGAGAAGTGGAGCCCCGGTAGATGTACGTTATCGAGTTACGCAAGCAGGGTGAATGGGTGGCGTGGACGTCAACCGCTAACCCGGCTCGTATTCCCGCTCTCGTCGGCTTAGCAAAGATCCTGCACCCTCGCTCGGCGGTTCGGGTGAGGCCATGATCTACGACATCTCGATGCCTTACGAGGACTTCGTACAGGCACAATCCTTAGTGCAGGACATTACTCGTCGCTGCTACAAGCGAGAGTTATCCCTGATTACGCAAGACTCCAGCAAGCTCACCGAAGAGAACCAGGCATATCTAGAAGATGACCCCATGGCTCTGGGGGTCACCTTCATGGACCTGGAGAAGAAGTCGTTCGCTGTCTGGCTGAGCCCCAGTTTTCGTTTCTGGGATTCCCCGTGGGCGTTAGACACTCTCCTTCACGAGTTGACACACGGCTACGCCAACTGCATGAACCATGGCCAGCGCTTTCGTAGGACTCTCCTCACTGCGTTATATCGGTACGACCAGGAGATTCGACCTATCAAGGCTGACGCCATGGGTCTCCAAATGGTGAACCGGTACAGCAAGGACGATTCTCGAACTCGCCAGTTCGAACTAGAGTTCTGCAAGAAGGCCGCGTTAGGAGATCTCGTTGCCTAAAGTCTGGTTAGCCTACGATGAAGAGGACAACTCCTACTTCATGGAGGAACGCGAACCCGTCTGGGCCCCACGTCGGGTACAGCTCGAAATCAATCACTCCCTCTACCGTCAGCAGAAGGCAGCCGAGGATAGGTACGAACGTTTCCAGGCGGCCATGGCTCACTGGATGAGCGAGGCAGAAGCCGGACGGCTGAAGAGGATCAGCAATGGCGGGTAGCACCGTATTCATCGCAGAATACGTAAGCGAAGACACCAACGTCTGGGATGGACGGGAACGCTACGGCGTATTCAGTTCGTTCAACAAGGCAGCCGAAAGCATGGCCTGGCTGACCAAGTACGACGAAGAGGGTGGCTGGGCTGAAGGCGAAGGCACATGGGGTGGCAGCGCTCACGGAAAGGCTGTCAAGGCAGTTTGGAAGTGGGCAGCGCACCCCAACGAAGACGGCAAGTACGAGGACGACGGAGACGGATACGGTCTCTGGATCTGGGAGGAGTACGTTGACTATTCAGTGGAAGAGTGACGTAGACGTCGAGTTAGTTTCGCACGACGGCGACGACACTCGTATCGCAGAGGCTGCCTGGGTCTCTAACTACGGCGGGGATATCCCGGCCGATCAGGCGGACCGGATTCCCGGTCTCATCAACTTCCTCATGAGGGACCGGCATGGAACTCCGTTTGAGCATAACTCCCTCACCTTCCGAGTTTCCGCACCTCTGTTCGTCTTTTATGAATGGCACAGGCATCGCGCTGGTTGGAGTTACAACGAAGAGTCGGCGAGGTATCGTGAGCTGGACCCTGTGTTCTACGTGCCTTCGCCTGACCGCGCACTCGTGCAGACCGGATCACCTGGTAAGTACCGATTCGGGCCGGGTTCTTACGCTCAGACTGTTCTCACGGAGGGAACGCACAAACGAGCAGCCATCTCGGCCTGGGGCGAGTACCAGTACCTCTTAGACAACGGGGTAGCCAAGGAGGTAGCACGAAATGTCCTGCCTGTATCCGTGTACAAAACCCAGTACGCGACATGCAACCTGCGAAGCCTGTTTGCGTTTCTGTCGCTGCGGTGGGCACATCCACTGTCAACGGTGCCCACTTTTCCCCTCGCGGAGATTCAGATGGTGGCTGAGAAGCTGGACGAGGCCGCTCGGGCAGAATTTCCTGCGGCTTTTGAAGCGTTCGATAAGAACGGGCGGGTAGCACCATGAGCTATCTAACCTATCACCGACTCCGTAGAGATCAGTGGAAAGAATTCAAGCAGTTCCCGCACAAGGCGGTTCACGTGTGGCGGAACTCCGAGCAGTATCACTCGGCCCTCTACAAGGAAGTCCCACTCCTCATCTTCGAGGTGTCGGAAGACCACACGGATGTCCGGTTTATGCCAGAGTCTGAATGGCCAACAGCATGACCGGCCTCTACACCAACGCGATGCACGACTTCATTCTCGACGAGATGGAGTTGGGTACCCGAGTGGCACACGCTCTGGACGACGAAGCGTGCGGATTCGGTCCGCTATTCGATCTGTCCTACAAGCTGTATATGGAACAGGAGATCGCAGATGGACGAGAATGAGCAGGAAGTTCCACCCAGCGATGAGTTAGTCGAAATGCTCCACGATGAGGAATTCCTCAAGGAGAATGGCTACCGCATCACCCCCAAGGGATACATGGCGTTAGTCATGATGGAGCACGGTTTTCCGAACATCGTGGCGGAAGCTCTGTCGCAGGTCATGTCGGATCGCATCTTCGCGGCTGGCTACACCTACGTAGACGAGAACACTCTCGGTATCGAAATCGAGGGATTCGGAGACCTTAGTGGCTGAGTTCATCACCAAAGACTCTGGTAAGCGGGAGGATTACGACAGTGGGATGCGACGAGACACCCAGGAAGGCAAGCCCCGCTTCGATCTACTCCTGGTCCCCGGCGTACCTTTCGAGGACCAATTCCTCACCCGACTGGCTGCACTTCTGGAACGAGGTGCTGCTAAGTACGGAGAGCGAAACTGGCAGAAGGCCAACTCACCTGAAGAAGTTGAGCGCTTCGTGGCTTCGGGAACACGGCACTTCTTTCAGTGGGCCTGCGGAGAAGTAGACGAGGATCATGCGGCTGCGGTAGTCTTCAATCTGATGGCCGCCGAGTACGTGAAGTGGAAGCTGGAACAGAATGAAGATCCTGCTCTTTGACGCTGTCGACACAGAACTGACAGACGAAACTCTGTCCATCTGCGAAGACATCTTCACTGAGTACGGGTGGTCACACGATGACGTCGACTACGCGCACATCCGCAAGCGGGACCAGTTAGCGGAATTGCCGGAAGCCGACGTCATCGTTGCGATGGGAGCAGACGCTGTAAAGCTGCTGCTCCCGTCGGCTCCCGTCCTCAAGAAGTGTGCGGGCGCTCTCATGTACCACGAAGATCTCGGTACGTGGGTGCTGCCGACCAATCACCCCAATGTCATCTACATGCCCGACGGTGCGGGCTACAACCAGTTCGATATCTTCTACGATCACCTTCGCCGGGCGATCGACCTCTGTCAGGGGACGCTCCAGTTCCCAGACCCCGAGGGCCGGGAGATGGACTGGGAATTCATCGGCCACAACGGCACCCAGGGTTATGGAGGAGACCCCAAGGTCTGGTCCGGATACTTCGAGTGCACGGACGAGGAAAAGGCCCGCCAGCAGGAACTACTGCGAGGATGGCTAGCAGATCTGGATGCTGGTGAACAGATCACGTTCGCCACCGACACCGAGTCCTTCACCACGGATCACCTCAAACCGATGACCATGATCCAGGTCTACGACCCCCGGATCGACAAGGGCTTCGCGTTCAACTGGGGTGTCGTTGCCAAGGACAAGATCAAATGGCGTCGGCTGTTCCACCACCCCAACGCTCGCTGGGTCCTGCACAATACCAAGCACGACCGTAAGATGCTCAAGCAGTGGCTGAGGGTCGACCTGGGTGACCGGGACATCGACACCTACGCCTACGCTCTCGGCCTCACCGAGAAGGGCAACCAGACTGGACTGAAGTATCTGTCTCGTCAGTACTGCAACGCCCCGTACTACGAAGAGGGGCTTGAAGAGTGGCTGGACTCCGACAAGGAGAAGGTCAACTACGGCCACATCCGGCCGGACGTGCTGGCCCAGTACGGCTGCTACGACGTGTTCTTCACGTACCAGCTCAAGGATGTGCTCCCACCCCTAGTAGAACGTGAGGGCACGACCTGGCTCGTAGAGAACATCCTTCTACCGGCGCAGAGGACTTTCGCAGAGATCGAGGGTACCGGTATCCTCGTCGACCAGCCGTTCATGGCTGCGTTGAAGGAGGAGTGGGTACCACTCATCGAATCGGCTATCGCCGACGTTCAGGACTACGCCATGCGTGCGGGCTTCCCGTACAGCGATGAAGTGGTCAAGAGCCAGGTGATCCGTCGGATCTGCGATTGTGTGCCATATGAGCATCACGAGAAGCTGAACCGGATGGCTGGTGACACTCTTGCGTGGGCTTCTATCAGGAAGTACCTGCGTGAGGGTATCGGACTCGACTCTCCCTGCAAGGCTTGCAACAAGCGCAGGTACGTGCGAGATTTGGACCGGACGCTGAATGTGTCCAGCCCGAAGCAGATGCAACACCTGTGCTTCGACGTCCTCGGCATGGAGGAGACATATGAGGGTCGGAAGACAAACAAGTACTTCTGGAAGCTCAACCCAGCGCACGAATTCACCCAGTTGGTGGAAGCGTATCGCCAGCTTCAGTATCTCAACCGGAACATCATCTCGGGTTTCGCCAAGCATATCCGAGCAGATGGACGTATACACCCTTCTTTCTGGCTCTCTGGAACTGTCACCGGTCGTCTCTCGGCGTCGGAGCCAGCGGTCCACGGCATTCCGAAGCATGGGGCCAACCCCAAGCGGCTGAGGAAGGGATTCCTCCCTGACCCCGGATGTCTGCTCCTGGACTGCGACTACGCAAACCTGGAGCTGTACATGGCCCATCACCTTACGGGTGATGAAGCACTCCTCGAAGGTCTCCAGAAAGATCTGCACAGGACCACTGCTGCGGCTATGTACATGAAGGACTACGAGGAAGTCACCGATGCCGAGAGGCAGTCCGCTAAGCCGGTCAACTTCGGCGCGGGCTACAACATCGGCCCCGGTAAGCTGTCGAGGGATATCAACCTCATCAAGATCACGGGTGGCGAGAAGAACAAGGCCCAGGAATTCCTGGACGCGTTCTGGTCGAACTACCACGTGTGGAACCAGGCTCGCTTGAGCTGGGTCGCAGAGGCGATGGAGACCTGCAAGCTGCGCACCCAGACCGGCCGTGTCCGCCGTTGGAACCTGATCACCAGGGACAACATGTGGAAGGTCGAGAACCAGGCGTGCAACTTCAAGGGTCAGTCCCTTGCGTCGGACCTCTGTCTTACCTCGGTTATCCGTCTCCAGAAGGAATTGACCGAGCGCGGCTGGGGACGCGTAATGCTGACCGTTCACGACTCCATCGTGTACAGCATCAAGAAGGAACACATTCACGAAGCGGTAGTCCTGATCCGAGAGATTATGACCACCCCCATCTTCGAGACGAAGACGCCGTTCAAGATTGACGTCCAGATCGGGCACAACTACGGAGACACCGTCGCGTACAAGGAAGATGTGGATTACACCGTCTGGTAGAATGCTAAGAGGCGCGCACATGCGCGCCTCTTAGCGCTAGTGAGGGTAGAATGATCTGCAAGGAATGTGCCGACGCCGCCGCTCGCAATGCTGAGATCAAGGCGAACGTCGAGGAAGGCCAGCCTCAGATCCATTGGGCTGATCATCCCGAAAACTGCGGATGTCCCTGCCAGCACAAGCCGGTAGGCTCCTGGAAGGGCGACAAGTAGTGAAGATCCTGACCCTGGATATCGAAACCTCTCCATCCTTAGCCTACGTCTGGAAGCTCTGGAAAGAGAACATCCCCCTGGCTCGATTAATCGATACCGGGGAAGTGCTGTGCGTGGCAGCCAAGTGGCATCACGAAGACACCGTGATGTTCTACTCGATTCACCACGACGGTAAGCAGGAGATGGTTAACGCCATCTACAACCTGCTGTCCGAAGCCGACGTAGTCGTGCACTACAATGGCAAGAAGTTTGACATGCCGCACCTCAATCGGGAGTTCATCCTGAACGGCATGACTCCTCCGGCTCCGTACCAGCAGGTTGACCTGTACTGGACGATCCGCAAGCAGTTCAACTTCACCTCCAACAAGCTGGATCACGTAGCTCAGGAGCTAGGTCTCGGAGCGAAGTTCCAGCACGCAGGCTTCGACCTGTGGGTGAAGTGCATGAACGACGACGCGGAAGCCTGGGAGGAGATGAAGACGTATAACGTACAGGACGTACTCCTAACAGAGAAGCTGTACGACCGTCTTCTTCCCTGGATCGCTCCGCACCCCACTGCGAGCCTATTTAGTGACCCAGAGGCCCGAGCAGCAGGCGTACCACAGTGCCCTAACTGTGCTGGTACCAACCTCAAGCCTCGCGGTCGGGCGTACACCTCTGTCTCCATCTTCCAGCGCTACCGCTGTGACGACTGTGGCAAGTGGAGCCGAAGTGGGTCTCGTCTCGAAGGTGTAACGGTGCGCAACGTGTCTTGACATGGTTGCGACTGTGAACTAGTGTTCGAGCTAGTTAGTAGCGCTCCGGGGAGCCTCTGGCCCCTCGGGGCGCTTACTAATTACGCAAAGGAGTTCAGATGTCGGAGATGCTTCCAGGTGACTTCTACCTGACGAGGATCGGCGGAGCCACGGGTGTGTTCATCACACTGAGCCAGTGGGCCATCGGAGACCTCTCCCGTTACAGCCATGCAGGTATCTACCTCGGACCCTGCTTCAACGACGGCTACGACTACGTAGCGGAGGCGATGCCCGGCGGCCTCCAGATCAACAAGCTGGACAAGTACCACGGCAAGGAACTCGTTCACTCCAGGTTCGATCTCACTGATGGTCAGCGTATGCGAATCGTTGACCTGGCGATCAGCAAGGAAGGCACCCCGTACAGCTACTTAGGTTATCTGTACGTCGGCCTCTCGGCCTTCAAGCACTGCCCTCAGTGGGTGAAGAACCAGGTTTCCAGCTCTGACGCACTCTTCTGTAGCCAGTTTGTGGACTGGTGCTACAGCCAGGCAGGGGTCAAGCTGTTCGACGATGACCGTATCTATCTCGACGTCACTCCCGGTGACCTCGCACGATTGGTCACCGAGTACTAGGAGTGGCGCATGTGTGGTCGTGTATCTAGCGGTTCGAACTCCAGTTCGAGCCAGCATGTCTAGGCATGACCGACTGATCGAGCAGGCCATGAGGGTCGCTCAGACCAGTCAGCACAAGAAGTGGCAGTTGGGCGCTGTGATGACCCGAGGGTCGAAGTTTCTTAGCAGTGCTCCCAACAAGTTCCGTAATCACCCTTGGATCAACCACCTGCACGCCACTAGGCACGCCGAGATGGAAGCAATAAGGAAGTGTCTCAACGGCACGAGGGGTGCTACTATCTATGTAGCTAGGGCAGACAAGGACGGCCTCCCCAGGATGGCTCGACCGTGCTCTCGCTGCATGAAGGAACTGTACTTGGCAGGAGTACGCGAGGTCGTGTACACTACTGATGACGGTTCCTACCGGATCGAACGAGTCCGGGACGAAGACACCACAAAGAATCTTCTTAGTGGGGTTGACAGCCCGGAAACGTACCCGGTAAGGTAGTAATCAGAAGGGCAGGGAGGAACCGGCCGAGAGGCTAGGCCAAACGAAGCCCCCGTAACTTGAGAACTCAACAGAGTGTATGTGATACAATCGTAGACTCCCAGCCAATTTTGGTTGGCTGGGGTCAACGTGGACCCATAGCCCAACGGCAGAGGCGGCAGATTCAAGTCCTGCAAAGTGTCGGTTCGAATCCGACTGGGTCTACCATGCGGTGTGGAGTGAAAAAGCTCTAGTCAAGTGAGTATCCGCCACGTGGTTAAGGTCTGACTAACCGTTTCCATCCGGGATCGAATCCGGACCGCTATTACTTAGTCATGCGCACGTAGCCCAACGGTAGAGGCACAACGTTGAGGTCGTTGCCAGTGGAGGTTCGACTCCTCTCGTGCGCACCAGGGACCGCTCAACCCCCCGGAGCGGTCCCGCCTGCCCGTGTAGCCCAATTTTGGCAGAGGCGTCTGGTTCAGGTCCAGAAGGTTGCAGGTTCGAGTCCTGTCACGGGTACGACGTTTGTAGGTATCGTAGAAACCTTCACACATCCCAGGTTGATTGATCACCTCCTGGGATTGGCAACGCTGGCCTGATCAGCCTTCGAAAAGACGTAGGTGCTGGATGCACGGGGTGACCTGTTCGCCCTAGGGGTGTTCGATTCCTCCTCTACGTGCTGGTCGGCCCCGTCTGTGACGGACGGGATCGAGGGCTCCCGCAGGGGCCGACTCCAAGGGTCTGAATGGATTCGTCAGGGAGATAAAGCCGCACGTCGGAGACTCCTTGCACGCGGGTTCGATTCCCGCCAGATCCACCAGGTTCACCGTATATGACCTGCCGGTAGGCGGGAGGCTTCGGCTTCCACCCATAAATCCAACAACATACGGTACAGGATGCGCCCGTCAGGCGTAATTGGCAGTCTGGTACAGCCTGTGAAAGCCCCAGACATCGGGGTACCACCTTCTGACGGAAGGCCCGATTCTAGGCGGGGCACGACCCAAGGGTATGGGTAGCCCCGCCACCTGGCCTCTTAGCTTAAAAGTAGAGCACTGGATTGAAACCCCAGGGGCGGCGGAGCGTTACCGTCATTGGCCACTCCATACAAACTTGAACTCTAGGACTAACCCATACAGTGCCTAGAGCCCAACCAGCCGGGTAAGAGATAGAGCTGGTCGCGTTGGTCGGACGCGGGAATCGACCTGCGGCCAGGCTCTGTGTATGGGCATCCTGGCCTACAAGCTCCGGTGTGTGCTGGCTAATCGCACCCTGGGTTTTCACCCCAGGTCTCGCGGGTTCGATTCCCGTCCGGAGTACTGCTGGCCCACCAGCAGCGCGATGACCGTCTGATCACAGGCGACCGGAGGGACCGACCCTCCCCCGTAGGAACCAAGCCCGTCAATGGCTGTGCGGTGACCGCAAGGGGGAGGGACGGCCGGATTGCG